CTAAGCCGTTTTTCTTTGCGGTGGGGAGTTTTGGGGGACTTGTCCGCGAACGAGTGCAAGCACATTCACAGACTCGTGGCCCGTCGGCTCCTTGATCAGCTCCAGCGCATCGTAGATCTCTCGCACCTGAGCCACCGCGTAGTGGTTGGTCATGGTGCCCTTTGAGTGCCACAGGATCTCGTCCTGCGTGCGCTCCGAAACACCAGCTTCCCGCAACCGCATCCCCACTGTGTGCCGCAAGTCATGCAGCCGGATATCCAGTCCGGCCGCGTCACATGCGTTCTGCCACGCGGTGTTGTTCATCGAGTCGGTAGCCTTGTGCTTCGGCACCTTCCCCGGCTTCTTCACCGCGCGGAAGTACGTAAAAACGCGGTCCTCGTGCAACCCGCGCTGCGCATCCACGATCGACTGGGCGACCGAGTTGCACACGATGATCCGTTCATGCTTGCGCCCCTTCACATAGCGACGCGGTACGACGAACACCGACACAACCAGGCCTGGCCGAATCTCGACGCGCGCCTCCCACTCCCACCGAAGGTTCACCACCACGTCTTCGCGGACGCCCGTGTTCGTGTCGAACAGGATCATCTGCGCCAGGTGCGCTGGTGACTTCTTCAGCAGAGTGCGCTGCTCGGCCCAACTGATCGGCCGCGCCGGCCGCTGGTCCGACAGCTCGAGCAACGTGATGAGCGGTGCTGTCTCCAGCCACGCCATGCCGTTCTCGTGGCGCCAGTCCCGCGCCGCCAGATTGCAGATGCGCCGCACGACGCTGAGCGCGTTGTTCACGGTCTTGCGCTTCAACCCATCGGCCAGGCGTGCATCCACGAACGGCTTGAGGGTCTGGTTGCTGACCATGTTCAACGCCACCTGGCCGCAGATCGCGACGACCGGCTGCAGCATGTAGATCTCTGTCGCGAGGGAGACCTTACCGCGCTCGCCTTCGACTTCGATGTAATGCGCTGCCGCAGCTTCCAGCGTGATGACTGGTCGCTCGCCCAGGAGAATCACCTTGCGGCGCGCCTCCTTCTCCTTGATCAGGTAGCCTTCAGCTTCGGCATGACTCGCGAAACCGCGCTTGCGAATGCGCCCGCGCTTGTACCAGGCATCGACCTCCCAGCCACCATCGGCCGCTTGGTAGACGCCCGGCGTTTTTGAACGCCCCATGATGAATCTCCTTTCTCTTGGGGGCGCTCGCTGCCGGCGCCGATTTTATACGTTTCCCATGCGGCATCTAGATCACACCGCTCAAACAGGATCGACGTGCCGACCTTGACACCCTTCCCTTTCAGCACCGGCGCGATCAGGGTGTCGAAGGCTTTGCGCTTCATTCCGAGGTAGGCCATGGCCTCCTGGGTGTTGAACAGACGTTTGTCCATCAGATACTCCGATCGGCGGAGATGTCATCGAAGTCGCTGGCCGCCATGCGCTGCAGGCGCGCCGGATCGCATTTGTGCAGCAGACCGCTTGGACTGGCGAGGCGCCAACCCTCGTCGGTCTCCTCCCAGTGCAAACCGCCCTTGCCGCATCGGCCGCATTCGACTTCTGCCGGCTCCTGCGCTTCATCTTCGTAGTCAGGCTCGAGCATCACGTCCTCCGTTTCATTGCGTCCAGCAACAGGTCCTGCACTTCGCGCTTGGTCTCGCGGCGTGCCATTACGAGCTCGTCGACGGTGTCGGCCGCGACGATGTGGTGGATGAAGACCGGCCTGTCGTGGCCGGCCTGCGCCTGGCGAGTCGGGCCAATGCGCTCGACGATTTGCTGGAATTCCTCGAGGTTCCACCAGTGGCCAAAGAAGGCCAGGATGTTCCCGCCGTCCTGCAGGTTCAGGCCGTGGCCAGCGCTGGCCGGATGGGCAAAGAGCACCGGGATTTTTCCGGCGTTCCAATCGCGGATGGTCTGCGGGTCTTTGTCGAGCACGCGGCCGCGCGGGAAGGTGTGCTGCAGCCTGGCGAGGTCCGACTTGAAGTGATAGGCCACCAGCACCGGCGCACCGGCTGCCTCCTCGATGACACTTTCGAGCGCCTGCAGCTTGGCGTCATGCACCTCGGTCCAACTACCGCCATCGTCGGTGTACGCGGCGCCGTTGGCGAGCTGCAGGCACTTGATCGTCCGGGCCGCGGCCGAGAACGCCTCGACCTCGTGCTCGTCGATCTGCATGAACATCTCGCGTTCCATGTCGCGGTACAGCTTGCGAGCCTTGGACGGAAGATCGACGCGGATCACGTTGACGATCGGCTCGCGGATGTCGAAGTAGTCGCGCGCGTCCAGACTCAGGCACAGATCGCGCAACCGCTCCTCGATCTCACGCTGCGCATGCGGCAGCGGCCGGATCTGCTGGTAGCCGTCGCCGCCCGGGACGGCCTGGAACCAGCGCTGCTTGAAAGAATCGTAGGTGCGGCCCAGGCGCACGCCCTGGTCCAGGAACCAGGCTTGGCCCCACAGATCCTGCAATCCGTTCGGACTGGGCGTGCCGGTCAGCTCGATGAAGCGGCTCACCTTCGAATGGGCGACGCGGCCCAATGCCTGGGCGCGCTTACCGCCCTGCCGCAGGCGGAACGACTTCAGCTTGGTCGCCTCGTCGGCAACCACCTTGCGGAACGGCCACTTGTCGCCTAGGTGTTCGATCAGCCAAGGCAGGTTTTCGTAGTTCGTGGTGAACACGGAAGCCGGCCGGCGCAACGCGGCGCGCCGCTCCTCCGGCGTCCCGACAACCGCCGACACCTCGACGTTGTGCAGGTGGTCCCATTTGGCCGCCTCATCCGGCCACGTGCTCGCCGCGACGCGCAGGGGGGCAAGAACAAGCGCCGGCCCGGGCTCGACCAGCTCGAGAATGTCGAGCGCGGTCAGCGTGCTGACTGTCTTGCCCATGCCCATGCCGGCCCACACGCCTGAGCGCTCGCGATCCAGCGCCCACTCCATGATGGCGTCCTGGTAGTCACGGGGGGTGAAAGGACGACGGCTCACCATCCCAGCACCTTGTCGACGCCAGCGTACGAATCGACCACTTCCACGCGCTGACCCATGGCCCGCATGCGTTCATGTTCGCGGTGCTGCACGCGCTCGTGCGCGTTGGCCGGAAACGTCGCGGCCTTGCCCGGCGCCTTGAGTTCGAACCAGATCTGCGGTCGGGCGGGCAACATGACCAGGCGGTCAGGCGCGCCATTGCGGCCGATCCACTGCACCTTGCGCACCTCTCCGCCCATCACCTTGACGCGCGTGACCAGGTAGTCCTCGATGTCGCTTTCACGCACTGCGCACCTTCCACCAGGCAAATTTCAGCGACATGAGCGGCCCATGGCCGTAGGAGCGGTACAGGCGATAGAAGCGGAAGATCTGTTTCATATCAGTCCTTGCGGTAGCGGTAGGCTTCGAAACCGCCGGCGGCCAGCGGCATGTCAGGAGCCCAGGAGGGATTGGTGGCGAGGAGCGCTGACAGATGGTCGGCGTTGAACTGGTCGGCGTCGGGGGCTTCGCAGATGACTTCATCGTGCACGGTCAGCACGATCTGGTAGCCGGCGCCTTCGATGCGCGGCATGTTGTGGGTGAGCACGTCGCGCGCGAAGGCCTGCGTCACGTTCTCGGCCAGCTTGCCGCCGTAGGTCTTGAGGCGTGACCACTTCCGGCTGTACTGGTTGATGCCAAGGTAGGACAGCTTCCCGCCGTCATCGACCTGCGGACTCGGATAGCAGAGGAAACGGCCCGACGGCAGGCGCACACGTAGCCATGCACCGTCACGACGCAACCGCAGACTGCGGCATTTGTAGACGACGCCGGGATTCTGGACGGCCAAGCACGCGGCTTCTTGGAGGTCCTTCCAGAACGACGCCGTCGCTGAGTGCGCGGCGCGCCAGAGGCGCTTGAGCGAATCGCAGACGATGAACGTCTTGTCGGCCAGGCCGAACTGGCCCATCTTGTTCTCGTGCCGCCACTCAAGAAAGCTCTCGGCGTCCAGTGCAACGGCGCGCGGGATACTCGGCCAGGCGGCCTCGGCCATGGCGTCGAGGTCGATGCCGTACGTGGCAGCTCCGGTGAGGAACGCGCCCACACCGCCTTCATAGCCCAGCATCAGCTCCATGACCTTGCCGATCTGTCGCATGTGCTTGTCGACGTCGTCAGGACTGATGCCAAAGGCCCGGGCGTAAGCGAGCTTATACAGGTCCGGGCCGATGCCAGCATCGAACTCGCGGAAGGCCTGCAGCTTCCATTTCTCGCCGGCGAGCCACGCGATGCCGCGCCCTTCGATGTTCGACAGGTCAGACACCACCAACTTCTTGCCGGTCGGTGCCACGATGCAGCCGCGAATGGTGTTGCTGGTCAGCTCCATCACATCGTCGAAGAGCAGATCCTCGCAGTCCCCCTTCAAGGCCTCGATGCCCAGGTCGATGTCCTCCTGGTCGAGTGTCGGACGGCGCAGGTTCTGCGGCTGGAACAGCCGGCCGGCCCAGCGGCCAGTGCGGCTCGCACCGTTGAACTGAAGCGTGCCGCGCAAGCGCCCATCACTCGACACAGCCCGGGCGAGCGTTTTGTACTTGGCCGTGCTGGTGGTGCTCGCCTGCAGGCGGATCGCCAGCAGTTCGCGCAGCTCGGGCGGCAGATCGGGGTCGCCGACACGTCGCTCAAGCGTCGACTGCTGCATGTCGGGCAGATCGATGCCGTAGGCTTCGACCAGGTGCCGCAGCAGCGCATCGCGTTGGGTGGCCGCCTGCACAGCACCATCGGTCAGCTCACGGGTGCGGCTGGCCAGGATCTTCTGCGCACGCTCCACGGCCTGGATGGCGACGTTGGCCAGGTCGGTGTCGACGGCAACGCCGCGATCGTTGATCTGCTGGTCGAGATGCCACAGCGCCAGCTCGTCGCCCTGGCAGTTCCAAGACGGCAGCTTCTTGTCGATCACACGCATCGCCTCGATGTCGAGCGCGGCATATTCGACAAAACGCGCCCACTCCGCTGGATGCGTCTCGCGCGTGGCGCGGTGGATTTTGCTGGTCGCCGGACGCGGCTTGCAGAACAGATGGATCAGCTGCTTGCCGGCCTTGTCCTTAGCCTTGTCGGTCGGCACCTTCAGGATCTCGCACAGATCGCCCAACGAGCCAGGCAGCGAGTGCGCCAGGGCCTTGACCATGGTGTCGCGCCAGCGGACAGCGGTATCGAACGCGCGATTCGCGACGGCACCGTAGTACGGCATGGCGACGCGCAACAAAGTACGATCGAATCCCGTGTTGTGCGCGACCAGCTCGACCGCCTGATTTTCCAAGGCCTTGCGCAGCTCGCCTGGCATCACCAGATCCGCAGTGCGATCCCACACGCTCACTGGCCCATCGTCGATGGCCCAAGCGAACAGCATCACTTCCGCGCGCTCGGCATAGCGGTGCGTGCCGTGGTTGATCGGCACATCGCTATAGGTTTCCAGGTCGATCCAGAGAGTGGTCATGTCAGATAGGTAAGAGGCCTTTGCCGGGATTTCCGTGGACTTAGTTACCAACGCCCCACGGTTTGGGCACATCCCTCGGTGTGTGCAAGTGAACGGGCACCAGAGGGTTAGCCATCCCGGCCGGGTACCGCGCGGCCATTCGCAGCTTTAGGTGGGCGTTCCCGCGTGTTTTTCGGTGAGAGCTGTCCCTCACCGAAAAACCCTCGCCCCACTGGCGAGGACGGGTTCAGTTGATCAGCTGGATAAGACCTCGGTCCTGCTTGACCTCGGCGTCCGCCGTCGCCGCACGCAGCATGTTCAGCGCGACCACCTGCGCCTGGCTGAGCACGGTGTCAGGCCGCGACAGATCGAGCGCAGGCTCGCACTGGACTGCCACGGCGGCGTCGCCGTTGGTGTCATCCGTGACGGTGATGACGATAAGTGCCATATCAACCTCGCTGCACGCCGTTGCGCGCGGTGGCCAGCAGGAAACCGAGCAGGTTCCACACTTGCTTCTTGGCCTTCTGCAGCGCCAGTCGCTCACCAACGCGATGGTCGTAGTTGGCCGGATCCACGCACGCCGACTCCTCGATGAGGCTGAAGCCGTTGCGCAGACGCACCAGGACGACGGTGTGGTTGCCCATCCGCAGGGAGTCATGGCTGACGATGAAGTCATCGACCATCTGCTCCTGAATGCGCGTGTCGTCCTGGCCCTGAGCGAGGTAGGCGGCTTCGAACGTTGCCTTGGGGCACCAGGACGTGTAACCGTCCTGGTACTTCACGGCGTAGCCCAACTGGCCGCCCTTTTCCTCGGGCCAAGCCGTGATCTGCTTCGTGCCGATGTAGTGCTGGGTCATGGATTGCGCTCTCCGCGTCAGACCAGGTCGTCGGCCGTTGCACCGTCGGCGATGTCGTCGAACTCGTCCTCGTTGGCCGAGCCGCCGCCGGTGAAGGCGTCGCCGTCACGTAGGAACTGCACGCCGCGCAGGCTTGCGTTGATGCGCTTGCCGTAGTTGTTGTCCTGGCACCAGAGTTCGATTGAGGCGTTGACGTAGCAACCGGCGTACGGGCGACCATCGGCCTGGACCAGCGGGCTCTTGTCGCGATCGATGACGAGCGGTCGGGTCTTGTTGCGGCTGGAAACGAACAGGTTTCCCGGGAAGCCGGCGTAGTCAGCCTTGGTGTCACCGTCGTGCAGGCAGGTGCGGTCCTTGGCTTCGATTTCCTTCTTGACCGTCGGCCACCTGGCGCCCCACTTTTCCTTGCCGAGAGTCTCGAATGCAGCCTTCAGAATCTTCGTTGCGGGGTGATCTTCGGGGAACAGGAAGCTGGCGGAGAACGCCGGCTCACCTTCGCCGTTGACGGTTTTGGCTTCGAACAGCGCCGGGAATGCCAGGCGCACGTCTTCGAGTTTGATCTTCATGATGCTTACTCCTTGAAGTAGTCGGGGTACTCCCGCTTGATCCGTTGGATGGCTTGCTCAATCGCAACCGCGCGCGCCAGCGGATCGCCGCGGTTGATCGGGGTCTGGGCTGCCCGCTGCAGCTGAGCAATGGCTGCAGCGGGCAGAACCTGGTGAAGTGGCGTAGCGGCGCTCATGTCAGACCAGCGACTCGAATTCGCTGTCGACGGCGGTCACGACCAGGGCCGGACGCTTGTCCGATTCCGGCGCCACGCTCGGTCGACCCTCGGCCTGGGTAATAAGCGCCTGCAACTTCGGCCACTGGCGCTTGCCGATCACCTCCGCCTTGGCCAGCTTCTCGGCCGTGGTTGGCGAGATCAGGCTGTAGTCGTACATCTGCTCGTGCTTGACGCGCATCGACTTGAGCGTGGCTTCAGCGTCCTCTTCGCTCGACCACTTGCGCGCTCCGCGACGGCCCTCGACCAGCTTCCAGCCCAGCACAGCGCGACCAGCCAGCAGCTCGGACTCAGCCTTGCTGCGGATCGCCTTGCACCAGCCTTCAATCAGGTTGACGGCCGATAGCAGGTTGCCGAGCTTCTCGCCGTCGTGTTCGACCTGGTCACCCGAGAAACCGAGCTGCGGGACGATGGGCTGCGTGGTGTCGACGAAGTCGTCAGCCACGGTGTCGAGTACGTGCTGGGTCAACTTCGGACAGGACGCTTTTGCCTTGCAGAATCGGCACTGTTTCTCGCCGGGTACCAGATCTTCTTCCTCGTCCAAGCCCAGATTGATGCAGTTCGTCGCCCAACTGGCGCGGCCCTTGGCTTCCTCAGCGAACGCCAGGAGCTCTTCGACCGAACAGTCCCATTCCGAGACATGGTCGAGGCGCGGCTGGTGGACCACGATGCGCACCCTCTTGAAGTCGCCCACCATGCCGAACTCGTTCAGCGCGCCGAGCGCATAGAGCATCAGTTGCGGGTTGTGCTCGGCGTCGACCTTGACGCCGCGCCCGTACTTCAGGTCGTGCGCCTGGATCTCGTCATCGGCAAGGATGACCGCGTCGGACGTACCGAACTGCTCCGGCACACCGATGTAGTCGGAGAACTCGACACGCTGTTCGACCAGGAGCTCGTGGCCCTCGGCAAACTGCCGAACCGTGTCGAGGTAGGTCTGCACGTGGCCGGCCATCTCGCCGTCTACGACGAAAGGTTTGGCGCCGTTGCCCGGAACCCAACCTTCCGATAGCCAGTCGGCGCCGCCCTCGCGAGCAACGAGGATGGTGCGGCCCAAGAAGTGAGCCGCGTCGACGCCCTGTTCCAGCGATTCGGATGCGAGGAAGTGCGCGGCAGTCCCTTCGTCGGCAAAATCGCTCGACTCGTCGGGGACCCCGGCTTCGAGCACGAGGCTCCCCGGGCATGCCATCCAGCGATGGGCGCTGGAGGGAGAGAACTTGGCGTGCGCGCTCATACGTCTGCTCCGATGTGCGAAAGAGAAATGCCGTGCTCCATCGTGGCGGGTGCACCCTTCAGCGCACGCGCAATTTCAGCGATAGCATCAGCGATAGCGTCAGCGTTGCGCGCTGCGGCGTGGGCTAGAGCTTCAACTGCGGCGCGTGTGTGCTCGTTCGCAGCCGACGTGTTGACGATGCTGCAGTTCGCAATGCGGGCCCCGGTCTTGTTGACGATCTGGGGTTGCTTGGGCGCTGTCTTCGATGTCATGCCGCCACCTCCGCTTCGGGAAGAGTTGTGCGGGCCGTCTCGATGCGCGACGTGGCGACTTCAATCAGGAGCTTGTATTCACGGTGCGTGCGCTCGTCGTGTTTATCCTTGGACGCTGCGAGGAACTGTTCGGGTGTGCCGATGAAGCAACCCCGCGTCACCAGCAGAGTGTTGTCTTTGGCGTTGTAGACGGTGAGCGTGCCGTTTTCGGAGCCGACTTTGCTGGCCCAGAAAATCAAACCGTTGCCGTACACCCGCGCGTCGCCGGACACCCGCGCGTTGCCGTACACCAGCGCGTCGCCGGACACCCACGCGTTGCCGGACACCCACGCGTTGCCGGACACCAGCGCGTCGCCGTACACCCACGCGTTGCCGGACACCCGCGCGTTGCCGTACACCAGCGCGTCGCCGGACACCCACGCGTTGCCGGACACCCACGCGTTGCCGGACACCAGCGCGTCGCCGTACACCCACGCGTTGCCGGACACCAGCGCGTTGCCGTACACCAGCGCGTCGCCGGACACCCACGCGTTGCCGGACACCCACGCGTTGCCGGACACCAGCGCGTCGCCGTACACCCACGCGTTGCCGGACACCCGCGCGTTGCCGTACACCAGCGCGTCGCCGGACACCCACGCGTTGCCGGACACCCACGCGTTGCCGGACACCAGCGCGTCGCCGTACACCCACGCGTTGCCGGACACCCGCGCGTCGCCGGACACCCGCGCGTTGCCGTACACCAGCGCGTCGCCGTACACCCACGCGTTGCCGGACACCTCCGCGTTGAGGTTATCGACAGCTTGGATGTAGCCGCCCATTTCGCCAGGAGCGACTGCCGGCGCCCACAAGGTAGCCGCGATAGCAGTCAGCGCGCGGATGCGCTTGGCAACAATGCCGGGGGCGACGATCTTTTCATCACCTTCAACAAACTCGTAGAGCTTGGTCGCGGTCATGGCGTCAGGCCTCCAGGGCTTTCTGGGCGGCACCCATCACGTCGGCGAACTGCTCCGGCTTGATGCCCTTCAGGTTGTCCGCGCCGAAGCCCTGGAGCACCTTGAGCGCCGCGTCGCGGCCCTTGGCGCGCGACAGTTTGGTGATGACCGATGCGGCCTCGTTGTAGGTCACTGCCGGGGCGCCTTCCTCGGCGGCTTCGGTGTTCGCTACCGGCGGGACAGCTTCCTGTTTGGCTTCCGTCTTGGACTTGGTGGAAGCTGCGACGACTTTGTCGGCAGCGGCCGGGACCGCCGCGCCACTGGCGATGGCAGCGATCAGATCGCGGATGGCGGCGGTGTTCTCTTGGATTGCAACTTCGAGCGACATGGTGGGGTTACTCCTTGGTGGCGAGGGTGTTCAAGCGGGCAAACAAGTCACCCGCGTCCTTGGCGATGGCATCGAACTCGTCCGCGCGGGCGAGTCGTTCCTTGAGGGATTCGGCGTCATCGATGCCGGCAGCAACGATCGCCTCGAGCAGTTGGCGGATGTCGAGGCCTTCGTACTCGTCGACCAGGCCGATCTCCTTTTCGAGCTGCTCAGCCTGGTCGATGCCGTGCTCCTCGAGCACGACCAGCAACGGATTGGTCTCGTCCTGGGCGTTGAGCAACGCATCGAAGCGCTTGAGCAGCTCGATTTCCAGGGGCGTGCTGGTCAGCGGGTCGAGGTCAGCCTGCGCATGGCGTAGCAGGGTTTCGTCGTCGAGAGCGGGCAGGTACATGTCAGAACCCCCAGAACAAGACGGTCAGGCACGCTGCAGTGCCGAAGCCCGAGATGACACAGGCGATGGCGAGCAAGTCCAGCCAGCGAGCGGTGGTGTCGTGGGGTTTCACAAGGCGCTCCCGAGCACGTAGAGCACCGTGAGGCCGACGATCGCAGCAAACGCCACGACGCTCAGGATTCGGTTGTTGCGCTGGATCTGGGCCAGGCGGTCGTCGGGTTTCATTCGGCACCTCCGATCAGATCGATGGCGGCGCACAGCGCTGCGCAGGGATGAGCAGCGATGACGGTCAGCGTGAAGCCCGCGCAGTGGACGCGGTACACGCAACCGGGGATGAGGGGTGATGCACGCATTGTTTGCCTCGCTCGTTGATACACGAACGCATTGTATGCATACCAATTCGCATAATGCAATGCGCAAACGCATAATTTGAGGCAAACAAAAAGCCCGCACTTGGCGGGCTCGTCGGGGATGAGGCCTCTATTCCTCTTCCTCGTCTAAATCGGAGTCTGAAAAACTGGAGTGCTTGAAGCTCCCGTCCTCGATTCCTTCAATAAAATGCGCTGCGGACTCCACATTACTCCACACCACGTGGATGTGGTGTAACGCCCCCTCACCCATGGTTCGAGTGACAGGTCCCATTGGGGTCGGCTCGTCCGTCTCGTTGAGCACCGAGAGAAAGAGGTAATAGCCTCGCTCCGGATGAGTCTCTAAGGTAAGCAACCTCAAAGTAGACAATCGCCACAGAGACTGTACAACTCCAAACGAAGAAATCCCTATCGGACGCCCATCGATGAGCCCTTTGCGTACGTTGAAGATGCCGATGTCCGCTGCGACCTTGTCTGAGCAGTAATCGAAGCCATACCTGAATCCTTGGATGGTCGTCGTTGCTCTTACGTACTTCTTCAATTCCTCTGGAAGCATCTCGAGGAGCCGTCGTTGCATTTGCGCGCGGTGAGAGAGCGAGACAGGAGCCGAAGCGCCTCCTTTCAAAGACACTGCCCCTCTGATCTCATTCAACGCACCTGGGATGGCAACGGAACCCATTATTTCACGATGCTCTTTAAGCAACAAAGGAGTTGAACCTGTTGCAAGAGCTTGGCCCTGTGTCAGATCCGCTGATCTGAGCTCCTCGACTGTGACGTTGAAGTAATCGGCGAGTGGTTCCAGTGTGGACGTGCGAGGGTCTTCACTCGTCCCTCTCAGGATTCTGTGAATCGTTGGCTGCGGCACCCCGGTGTCCTTCGATACAGCAGTGGGGTTGGTGCCGCGCGCATTCATCAGGTGGGTGAGGTTTCGGCTCAGCTGATTCATGGCACGGAATATACGTCAACGCATAAGACAGCGCAAGAGAATGCAGTTGGGTATTGTCAAGCAATTCGCTTTCGCATAGGATCGCAGTACCCACTATGCGGAGAGGTATCATGCCTACAGCCACAGTTCCCACACCGTACTGCCAGAAGCCCGATGAGTTGGTGCGCACGTTGATCCGCGCCGGCTGGTCGCAGTCCAACATCGCGGCGACGATCGACGTCTCCCAACCCACCATCAGCCGCATTCTCAGCACCCAGCACAAGGATCCACGCGCGAGCGTGGTCGAGAAGCTACGCCAGCTGGTCCTCAATCTCGACGAATTCAAGGCAGCGTGATGGCGCGCCGTCCCTGGACGGAGACCGAACTCGAGCTGCTCCGTCAGCGCTACTCCGACTCCCGAGCCGAAGACATCGCACAAGCCGTTGGTCGCCCCGTGCGTGTGGTCTACAACAAGGCCCGTCAGCTCGGCCTGAAGAAGTCCGCCGAGTTCTACGCTAGTCAGTTATCCGGCCGCCTCGACGGCATGCGCGGCATGACCGAGTGTTTCGCCAAAGGCCACACGCCCTGGAACAAGGGCGTAAAGGGCAGCACCGGCTTCCACCCTAACTGCGTGCGTACGCAGTTCAAGAAAGGTGAGAAGCACGGCTCCGCCCAGCACAACTACGTGCCGATCGGCAGCGAGCGCATCAACAAGGACGGCTATCTGGAGCGCAAGGTCACCGACGACCCCAAGCTGGCCCCCGCACGTCGCTGGGTGGGCGTGCACCGCCTGGTCTGGGAGGCCGCCCGGGGCCCCATCCCTGAGGGTCACGTCGTGTGCTTCCTGCCCGGCCGTCGCAGCACCGACGTCAACCTGATCACCATCAACGCGCTTGAGCTGGTCCACCGTGCTGAGCTCGCGCGTCGCAATCACCCCAAGAACAAGTCGCCGGATCTGTGGCGGCTCGTGCAACTCAAAGGCGCGATCACGCGCCAGGTCAACCGCATCGCCCGCGAGGCCAGGGAGAAACAGTCATGAGCAACAACATCGTCACCGTTCGGCAGCACCTGCTCGACACGCTTGCCGATCTGCGCAATCGGGACAATCCGATGGACATCGATCGCGCGCGCGCCGTGGCCGACGTGGCACGTGTCCTGGTCGACACCGCCAAGGTCGAAGTCGACTACATCAAAGCCACGTGTGATACCCGTACCCAATTCTTCGGCGAGACCCAAGAGGCCATTCCCGTCGACACGGGCGCGCCATCTGCTCACAACCCCTTTCCCAATACCGTGCGCCACGTGCTGAAGGGATAAGACCTCGTCATGAGCACAGTGGCCACGATCAAGCCGCATCTCAACAACATCACCGTTCCGGACGCCTTGCGCAACCTGCAGGGCTGGCTCGTCTGGCGGTACGAGCACGTCCCCAACACGCCCAAGCCGCGCAAGGTGCCGTACTACACCGGCGGTGGCCGGCGGCACGGCGTGCAGGGGCGCCCCGAGGACCGCAACCAGCTCACCACGTTCGACGCGGCCAAAGCGGCTGCCGCGCGACGTGGCTTCGATGGCGTCGGCCTGGCGCTCATGCCCGAATGGGGCATCGTCGCCGGCGACTTCGACGACTGCGTGGGCGACGGCGGTGTCCATCCGGATGTCGAGCGCATCATCACCGGCACCTATGCCGAATACTCCCCATCTGGCGAGGGCGTGCGCGCGTTCTGGCTGGGCAACCTGGGCAACAACAAGTCGGTCGGCGATGGCACGTTCGGGTTTGAGACCTTCAGCAGCAAGGGCTTCGTCACTTTCACCGGCAACCGCCTCGACATCACCGATCTGCTCGGGGTTGACAACACTATCGCCGAGCTCACCGATGACGTGCGCACGCTGCACGCCCAGCGCTTCGGGAAGCAACCGTTGGCGTCGGCCGAGCCCGACGATCCACTCATGGCCTACGAGCCGCGCCTGCAGCTGACAGACGCCCAGCTCGAGGAAGCCCTGGACGTGCTCGACCCGGACCTGCCGCACGATACCTGGCTGCACGTCGGCATGTCCCTCCACCACGAGACCGAAGGCGAAGGCTTCGCCTTGTGGGATGCCTGGTCGGCCAAAGGCGCCAAGTATCCTGGCGAGGAACAATTGCGCAAGCGCTGGGACTCGTTCGGCACGCAGCCTGGCCGCCCGGTCACCGCGCGCACGCTGCTGAAACTGGCGCAGGAGAACGGCGCGCATCTGGATCCGACGCTGGCCAGCGCGGCCGAATTCGACGTCATCACCGAGGCCCCGGCCGCGCCGCTGCGCTTCCAGGTCATCCCGGCCTTCGAGTTCATGTCGCACCCGCCGCCCTCCTGGATCATCAAGGGCGTGCTGCCCAAAGCCGAGCTGGTGGTGCTGTTCGGCGAGTCCGGTTCGGGCAAGTCGTTCGTCGCCCTGGATCTCGCCGCGGCGATCGCCCGTGGCCGGGACTGGCGCGGCCACCGCACCCGGCGCGGGCGCGTGGTCTACATCGCGGCTGAGGGCGCCGGCGGCTTCCGCAACCGGATGGTTGCCTACTGCATGCACAACGCCTTGGAAGCCAACGCTCTGGACGACATCGGCGTCATCCACGCCGCGCCGAATTTCCTCCAGAAGGCCGATGCGCTCGACGTGGCCAAGGCCATCAAGGCCCACGGCAGCGCAGACGTGATCGTGGTCGACACCTTCGCCCAGGTGACGCCTGGCGCCAATGAAAACGCGGCCGAGGACGTCGGCAAGGCCCTGTCGCACTGTCGCGGCATCCACCGCGCCACCGGTGCCGTGGTGGTGCTGGTGCACCACTCCGGCAAAGACTCGTCCAAGGGCGCGCGCGGCTGGTCCGGCATCCGTGGCGCGGCCGATGCCCAGATCGAGGTGCTGCGCACGCCGGGCGGCCGCATGCTGCGCCTGGACAAGATGAAGGACGGCGAGGATGGCCGGGAATATGGGTTTGATCTCCAGGTGGTGCCGATCGGCATGGACGAGGACGGGGACGTTATCGACTCGTGCGTGGTGACTGACGCGCCTGTACCACTGCGCGGCAAGGGCGGCGAGCAGGCGCGCAAGCTGGGCGCTTGGGAGCGTCTGGTGGTGGAGGTGGTGGGCGAGATCTCGCTGGCGCAGAACAGCGGGATCGAGATCGACGCGGTCACCGAGGAGGTCGCACGCCGCTCGCCAGCCCCTGAAAAAGGCACCCGGGATACCCGCAAGCAACGGGCGCGGCGCGCCTTGATGGCGCTATGTGAGGGCGACGAGGCGCCCTATTTGCTTGAAGACAACTGCATTTCGGTGCTGTGACGGAGGCCGCTTATGAACCAACAGAAAGCCATGCCTGACGGCCGAGTCTGGCGTCGTATCGGTACCGAACCCTACATCCGGAAAGATGGCTCCGAGACGGTTCTAGTGGTCTGGGAGACGGGCTGCGCTGTGTGCGGAACGCTGATTCAAATTCGCACGCCGGTGGACTTTTCGACGACCAAAGCATTTCTTCGAAAGCACTGTGACGCCCATAAAAAAGCTTGGCGACCGTTCAACGTGCAAAAACCTGCGTGTTGAAAGGTCAGGGGCTGAGGCGATGAACGCGCAAGAATTTACGAGTACGCAAAAGATTGCTTGCAACGTGCAACACCAATGCAACGTTGCAACGTGTTGCGATGTTGCGCAACCGCGCCAAAGTGCAACGCAACGCAACATCCCCCGTAAGGGGATGTTGCAGTGTTGCACGGTGCGGGGTCACGTTGCAGATGAACAAGAAAAATTCTGCGTGTTGGCCTGGAAACGGGGAACGCGCAAAACATTGCACGTTGAGGGACGGGCACATGAAAAAAACCGTGGCGGTGGGTGAGAGCGGATTGCGCATTGGAGAGGACCATCAGAACGCGAAGTTGACCAATGCGGAAGTCGACCTGCTGCTGGGCCTGCGCGCCGAAGGCTGGTCGTACCGGCAGCTGGCCAGCAAGTTCGAGATCTCGAAGAGTCAGGCGCGCAACATCTGCAAGGGCCTGCGTCGATGCCAAACCGCAGTCGGCTGGCGCGTGGTGCACGTACCGGATGGGTGAGCCGCTGAAATCGCGGCATGACCAATCTCCACCCCACCATCCGCGATGCAAAGCGCCAGGCCTTTCTGGCGTCCCTGGCCGTGCTGGGCAACGTGACTGCCGCAGCCCAGGCCGCCGGTGTGGACCGCGTCACGGCATACCGCTGGCGAGAGGGCGACGAGGACTTTGCTGCAGCGTGGGATGACGCCATCGAGCAGGCAACTGACCTGATCGAGCTAGAGGCGCGGCGCCGCGCCGTGGAAGGCGTCGACGAGCCCGTGGTGTACCAGGGCAACTTCACGTACCTGTACCGCGAAGCGAAGGACGCCGACGGCAATCCGATCATCGATGAGCTGACCCAGTCGCCGAAGATGGAGCCGGTGCTCGATGAGCACGGAAACCATAAGGTTGCCGCGATTCGCAAGTACAGCGACGCCCTCATGGCCTTGCTGCTCAAGGCCCACAAACCCGAGAAATACCGCGAGAATTCCAAGGTCGAGCTGGCCGGCCGCCTGGCAGTCAGCGATATGACCGAGGAGGAGATCCTCGCTGAGCTGGGCGCGCTGGTGGCTGCCGGCGTGGTGCCGATCGAAGATGACGGCTGCGACCTCGTCTGAGCATGCTCGGCTCTCACGCGCCTTGCTCCTCGCGCGTGAGCTGAAGCGACGCAAACCATGGCGGCCGCTCGCAGGCCCGCAGTCGATGGCCTACGACAGCCTGGCCGATGTGATCGGCTACGGTGGCGCTGCCGGCGGCGGCAAGACCGATCTGGCATGCGGCAAGAGCCTGACGCAGCACCAGCGCGTCATGATCCTGCGCCGCGAGGCCACGCAGCTCACTGGCATCATCGATCGCTTCACCGAGCTGCTCAACGGCCGTGACGGCTACAACGGCGCCGATCGTATCTGGCGTCTGCCTGAGCGCGGCGTGCAGATCGAGTTCGGGTCCGTGCCCAATGCCGGCGACGAGATCCGCTACCAGGGCCGTCCGCACGACCTGCTCGTGTTCGACGAGGCGGCCAACTTCCTCGAATCGCAGATCCGCTTCCTGCTGGGCTGGCTGCGCACCACCACGCCCGGTCAGCGCTGCCAGGCGCTGCTCACCTTCAACCCGCCGACCAATGCCGAGGGGCGCTGGGTGATCGACTTCTTCGCCCCGTGGCTCGATCCGAAGCACCCTGCCCCAGCTGCGCCAGGCGAGTTGCGCTGGTTCGCCACGCTGGATGGCGAGGACGTCGAAGTCGAGAGCGGAGAGCCCTTCACGCACAACGGCGAGCTCGTGAAGCCCATGAGCCGCACGTTCATCCCGTCGCGCGTCAGCGATAACCCATACCTAATGGGGACTGGCTACATGGCAACCCTGCAAGCCCTGCCCGAGCCACTGCGCTCGCAAATGCTCTACGGCGACTTCCAGGCCGGCATCGAGGACGATCCGTGGCAGGTCGTTCCGACCGCCTGGGTCGAGCTGGCCATGGCGCGCTGGAAGCCGGTGCTGCCCAAGCCGCAGATGGATTCCCTGGGTGTCGACGTGGCGCGCGGCGGCCGTGACAACACGGTCATCGCGCGTCGGCACGGCATGTGGTTCGACGAGCCACTGGCCTACCCTGGCACGCAAACCCCGGATGGCCCGACCGTGGCCGGCCTGGTCATTGCTGCCATGCGTGATGGCGCACCGATACACCTGGACGTGATCGGCGTGGGCTCTGCGCCCTACGACTTCCTGAACCAGGCGAATCAGCACGTGCTTGGCGTCAACGTGGCAGAGAAAGCCGCCGGCACCGACAAGTCGGGCCGTCTGCGCTTCTTCAACCAACGCAGCGAGCTGTGGTGGCGCATGCGCGAAGCGCTCGATCCGGCCAACAACACCGGTATCGCCCTGCCGCCTGATACGCGCCTGCGCGCGGATCTGTGCGCTCCGACCTGGGAGCTGCAGGGCGCCACGGTCAAGGTCGAGAGCCGCGACGAGATCGAGAAGCGCATCGGCCGCTCGCCGGACTGGGCGTCCGCCTACATCCTTGCGCTGATGGACACGCCTCGCCTGGCCGACATTCGCGCGATGCGCGGCCAGCGCGACAGCAAGCCCTATGACCCCTACGCTGAGCTGAACCGGCAGTAGGTGCACGTACCCGTTTGCCCGCCGCATAGATTCGCGGCATGAAACCAACCGCCATCCGCTCCTGCACCGTCGCTGATCTGGTGAGCGCACCGAACCTTGACGTGCTGCTGGCCGAGTACGCGGCGGAATCCGGCATTCCGGAACTCGGGGCCGCCCATGCGCAGGTCGAGATCTATCGGGCCCTCGAGGCCGGCGGCGTCCTTCACGTGCTCGGTGCGTTCCGCGGTGACGACCTGGTCGGCTTCGCTTTCGTGCTCGTGTCCGTGCTGCCGCACTTCGGCCAAGTGGTTGGCACGACGGAGTCGTATTTCGTCACGCGCGATGCGCGCAAGGGCGGCGCAGGTTTGGCGCTGCTGCGCGCTGCGGAGAAGCTGTCGCGCGAGCGCGGCGCAAAGGCTTTCATGGTGAGCGCGCCGGCTGAAAGCCGCCTCACCTGTGTCATGCCAGGTGCTGGCTACCGCGAGACCAACCGCGTGTTCTTCAAGGCGCTGGCATGAACCTCCCGACCATTCCCGTCGTGCTACCCATCCCAGCCATGTGCGACGACGAAGTCGACCAGGTTCGTCGACTCGAGCGCGCGCTGCGGGCCGGCCCGCAGGTGGAGTTGCGCACCGACCATGTGCTGCACGCCGGCATGTACAGCCGGACCGTGCGCATCCCGGCAGGCGTCGTGCTGACCGGCGCGCTGATCAAGGTGGCCACGGTGCTCATCGTCAGCGGCGACGCGACGGTGTTCATTGGCGACGATTCGGTGCGGCTGCAGGGATACCACGTCCTCCCGGCCAGCGCTGGACGCAAGCAGGCCTTCATCGCCCACGCCGAAACCGCACTGACGATGTCGTTCCCCACCCGCGCCCGAACGGTCGAGGAAGCCGAAGCCGAATTTACAGACGAGACGGATCTGCTGCTCTCGCGTCAATACCCTGAGCAGCAAACCCTCGTGATCACCGGAGACCAACCATGTCTGGCGTAACTGCTGCCGGCGTCCTGGCCGCGGCTGCGGTCGCGGGTACCGCCTATTCGATCTACAACGGCCAGCAACAGGCCAGCGCGCAGAAGGATGCAGCGCAAAAAGCTCAGCAGAACGCAGCTCAGCAGGCCGACCAAGCCGACCAGGCGAACAACCGCGCCAATGCCAAGTCGCCCGATGTGGGCGCCATGCTGAGTGCGAACCAGCAAGCCGCCAAGGGCGGCATGTCCGGCACGATGCTCACCGGCCCGACGGGCGTTGACCCGTCGCAGTTGTCGCTCGGCAAGTCCACGTTGCTGGGGCAATGACGCATGGCCGACGTGCAGCCGAATCTCCCCACTCCCGCGCGGCCGAAGCTGGTCACCCGCTGGGGTCAGCTCAAGAGCGAGCGTGCGAGCTGGTGGGCCCACTGGAAGGAGATCAGCGACCACCTGCTGCCGCGTAGCGGGCGCTTCTTCGTCCAGGACCGCGACCGCGGCTACCGCCGGCACAACAACATCTACGACTCGACCGGCACGCGCGCGCTGCGCGTGCTGGCTGCGGGCATGATGGCCGGCATGACGAGCCCGGCCCGCCCGTGGTTCCGACTGGCCGTTCCGGATCCGGACCTAACCAAGTACGGACCGGTCAAGGTGTGGCTCAACGAGGTCACGCAGATGATGCAGACGGTGTTCGAGCGGTCGAACACGTATCGCACGCTGCACTCCATGTACGAGGAGCTCGGCGCGTTCGGCACGGCGGCGAGTTTCGTGATGGATGATTTCTCCGATGTCATCCGCCACTACCCGCTGACGACCGGCGAGTACTGCATCGCCACCGACTACCGCGGCCAGGTCTCCACGCTCTACCGTGAGTTCCAGAAAACGGTGGCCGAGCTGGTGGGCGAGTTCGGGCGCGATAAGTGCTCGACGACCGTGCAGAACCTGTACGACCGGGGCAGCCTCGACCAGTGGGTGACGATCATTCACGCGGTCGAACCGCGCACCGATCGCGATCCGCGCATGCGCGACGCGCTGAACATGGCCTGGAAGTCCGTCTACTTCGAGGTCGGCGCGCAAGAAAACAAGTACCTACGCGAATCCGGCTTTAAGGATTTCCGCGCCGTCGTGCCGCGTTGGGCCACCGCCGGCGGTGACATCTACGGCAATTCGCCCGGCATGGAAGCCTTGGGCGACATCAAGCAGTTGCAGCATGAGCAGCTGGCCAAGGCCAAAGGCATCAATTACAAGGTCAACCCGCCGTTGCAGGTGCCGACCAGCATGAAGAACCGGGACGTGGAAACGCTGCCCGGCGGCATTTCGTTCGTCGACGCGGCCAACCCGCACGGCGGCATTCGGTCTGCGTTCGAGGTCAACCTCGACCTGTCGCACCTGCTCAATGACATCCAGGACGTGCGCCAGCGCATCAACAGCACGTTCTACACCGACATGTTCCTCATGCTGGCCAACGGCGTTGACCAGCGCATGACGGCGACGGAAGTGGCTGAGCGGCACGAAGAGAAGATGCTGATGCTGGGCCCTGTGCTCGAGCGCTTGCACAACGAGCTCCTCGATCCACTGGTCGAAATGACCTTTGCGCGCATGATCGGGGCCGGCATCGTCCCCCCTCCTCCACAGGAGCTGCAGGGTCAGGATCTGAATGTCGAGTTCGTCTCGATGCTGGCCCAGGCCCAACGCGCCGTTGGCACGAACAGCGTCGACCGCTTCGTCGGCAACCTCGGCCAGGTCGCCCAGTTCAAGCCCGACGTGCTGGACAAGTTCGATTCGGACAAATGGGCCGATGTCTACGCGGACATGCTCGGTGTCGATCCCGAGCTGATCGTCGCGGATGACAAGGTCGCGCTGGTTCGCCAGCAACGCGCGCAACAGCAGCAAGCCGCACAGCAAGCCGCAATGGTCAACCAGGCGGCTGACACCGCTCAGAAGCTGGGCAGCACTCCCACCAACGGCGGCAACGCAGCCAGCGACATCATGCAGATGTTCACTGGCTACACCACAGGAGCCTGACATGGGCAAGATGGTCAGCATGAAGCGCGAGGCCGATGACCTCGCATACAGCGAGTGGACGCCTGCAGCGTACCCCTGCGGATTGTGCCTCTACCTGGACGAAGATCAGTGTGAAGCGCTCGGCATCGACAAGGCGCTGAAGGCCGGCACGCAGTTGACGCTGCAGGCCAAGGCCATTGTCACGTCCGCGACCGAGTCGCTTGAGCGTGACGGCGATGACAAGGGCACCGATGTATCGCTGTCGCTGCAGATCACCGACCTGGGCGTGACGGTGCAAGGCGTGCTGCGCAATGCGGCGGACGTGCTGTACGGAAAGGCGGAATGATCTGAGCCGTCTGGACACACCTGAGCCCCGCTTCGGCGGGGCTTTTTCATGTGGTGCACGTACCTCACAAGCGCGCCGATAGATTCGCGTCCATGAGTTACGACCCGCTCGACACCCACGGCCAGGAACGCGCCAAGGCAGACGCCGAACAGCGCGCCAAGCTGGCCCGTGAGAGTGAAGAGGCGGATCTCAAGTGGCTCATGGGCAGCAAGCGCGGCCGCCGGATCGTGTGGCGGACGCTGGAGCGGGCGGGCGTGTTCCGTCTCTCGTTCAACACCAACGCGATGCAGATGGCATTCGCGGAAGGGAATCGAAACGAGGGGCTTCGCACGTTGGCGCAGATCCACGCGCTCTGTCCGGAGCTTTACCCCGTGATGGTGAAGGAAGCCACGCATGACAACCGAAACGCTGATGACGGAAGCAACGGCCGCAACGACCACTGAAGGCCAGCCTGCATCGCAACCGACCGAAGCGACCGCTACTGCTGCGGCTCAACCCGGTCAACAGCAGCAAGCGACCGAAGGACAGAACACCGAAGGACAGAACACCGAAGGCAAACCGGCCGAAGGTGCCAATACCGAAAGCGAGCAGGCAAAGCCGCAGGGTGCGCCTGAGAAGTACGAGTTCAAGGCTGCCGAAGGGCAACCGGAGTTCGATCCTCAAGTGATCGACCAGTTCTCGGAAGTCGCGAAGGAACTGAATCTGCCCCAGGACGCTGCACAAAAGGTGCTCGACAAGATGGCCCCCGCGTTGGCCGCTCGTCAAGCCGAAGTGCTCGAGACCGCCCGTAACCAATGGGCAGACGAGGCAAAGGCCGACAAGGAATTCGGCGGCGACAAGCTGAACGAAAACCTGGCCATCGCCAAGAAAGCTCTCGATCAATTCGGCACGCCTGAGCTGCGCACGCTGCTGAACGAGTCCGGTCTGGGCAATCACCCGGAAGTGCTCCGCGTGTTTTACCGGGCCGGAAAGGCAATCAGCGAGGACGCGATCGTTTCCGGCGGCGCCGGCACGAAAGGTTCTCAAGGGCCGCGCGATCTCGCGGCTGCCCTCTACCCGAATCAGCAATCGTAAGGAGCTGCAAGCATGGCAACCCTCTCCACCACCGCGCTGACCCTGGCCGACTGGGCGAAGCGTGTCGATCCGGACGGCCGCGTGCCGGTCGTCGCCGAGCTGCTGTCGCAGTCGAATGAGATCCTCGAAGACGCGATGTTCGTCGAGGGCAACCTGCCTACCGGCCACCGCGTCACCATCCGCACCGGCCTGCCGCCCGTCTACTGGCGCTCGCTGAACCAGGGCGTGCCCCGCAGCAAGTCGATCACCGCACAAGTGGACGAATCGGTCGGCATGCTGGAAGCCTACTCGGCCGTCGACGTTGACCTGGCCATGCTGAACGGCAACACCGCTGCGTTCCGCTTGTCCGAGGATTCGGCCTTCCTGGAGTCGATGAATCAGACCCAGGCGCAGACGATGTTCTACGGCAACCCGGTCACGGACAACCGTCAGTATCTCGGCTTGGCGCCGCGCTTCGGCACGATTGCCGGCGCCGGCAACGCCCAAAACATCATCGACGCCGGCGGCACCGCTTCGAACAACACGTCGATCTACCTCATGGTATGGGGCGACCAAACCGTGTTCTGCACATTCCCGAAGGGCTCGAAGGCCGGTTTGCTGCATGAAGACCAAGGCCAGCTCACCGTGTACGACGCCAATGGCAACCCCTACCAGGCGTTGCAGACCCGCTACCAGTGGAAGAACGGCCTGGTCGTGAAGGATTGGCGCTACGTGGTGCGCATCGCCAACATCAACACGACGGACTTGATCGGCCAGTCCGGCACGCAAGCTTCCACAGCTGCGACCGCCATCATCAACCTGATGGCCCGCGCGATGGACCGCATTCCGAACTTCGGCATGGGCCGCGCCGCGTTCTATATGAACCGCACGGTGGCGTCGCTGATGCGCGTGGCCGCACTGAACAAGTCGAACGCGGCTCTCTCGATCGAGAAGTCGCTGTCGCAATTCGGCACCCCGCAAAACTGGACTGCCTTCCTGGGCGTGCCACTGCGCCGCGTGGATCAGATCCTGAACACCGAAGCCCGCGTGGTCTAAGGAGAACCCAGCCATGTACCAAGACGCATTCCTCCAGTTCAGCGCCGCGCAGGCGGTCACGGCCGCCGCAGCTTCCACCAACGTCATCGACTGGGGCGTTGCCCGCGACATGGGTATCGGTGCCGATCTTGAAATCGACATCCGCTGCAACGTCGCTGCGGCGGCAGCCGGCGCCGCCACCGTGCAGTTCCAGTACCAGACGGCCGACGACGCAGCCTTCACGACCAATGTGCAGACTGTGGTGCAGACGGACGCCATCCCCAAGGCGTCGCTGGTGGCCGGCGCGGCGATCCCGCTGCACGTGGATCGCTCGGCTCCCTACGCCGCGCGGCGCTATGCACGCCTGTATTACAACGTTGGGACTGGCCCGCTGACGGCAGGCTCCTTCACAGCCGGCATTGTCCGCTCGCTGCAGGACCCCCAGACCAGCTACCCCAGCGGCTTCGCCGTTCTGTAAGGAGAAATCATGCCCCGCTATCGCATCAACGAACTCTCCTTCATCGACAACAAGCTGGTTCAGCCTGGTGACGAGATCGACTCCGACGCCACGCCCAGCCCGCACTGGGAGCCGCTCGACAAGCCGGGCGAGAAAGCCCGTGCAGCGGCCGACGCCGCAGAAGCTGAACGCGTGGCCGAGCTGAAGAAGCAAGAGGCAGCGTTGCAGGGCGCGATGCAAGTTGTCGCAGCTGCCGGCGCGGATTCGCTCGTGTAATCCACCTCCTTTCTTGTCTCCTTGGTGGGAATTTTGTCGGGGGCCTTGCGCCCCCGTTTTCTTAGGGGCAACCCATGGCGTCCGAAGTCGACATTGCCAACCTCGCGATCGGTCACCTCGGCGACAACGCGATCATCGCCAGCTTGTATCCGCCGGACGGTTCTGCGCAGGCTGACCACTGCGCGCGGTTCTACCCTATCGCGCGCGACTCGCTGCTGGAGATGCACGCCTGGGATTTCGCCACCAAGCGCATCCAGCTGCCTTCCCTTGGCTCACCGTGGCCCGAGTGGCAATACATGTATGCGATGCCGAACGACACGCTTAATCTGCTGGCAGTGTTGGCGTCGGACGCAGCTGATGACTACGCGCCCGTGCCTGGCTATCAGACCAATGGCGTGCCTGTTACCGCCGGTCTCGGATACAACCCGCAGCCATTCGCTTCCGAAATCGACGCGAATGGAAACAGCGTCATCTACACCAACCAGGTCAACGCAGTGCTGCGCTACACCGTCCGCGTCACGGACGTGACCAAGTTCCCTCCGCTGTTCATCATGGCGCTATCCTGGCACCTCGCCTCGATGCTGGCTGGTCCGATCATCAAGGGTGACGCCGGTGCGGCGGAGGCCAAGCGTTGCGCAGCGATGTTGCAGATGTGGCTGGGCAAGGCGCTGGAGTCGGACGCAAACCAACGTCGGATCGCGCCGGCTCAGAACGTCGGCTGGATTGCGGGGCGCTGACATGCCGAACCTGCGCACGCTTGAACGCTCGTTCGCTGGGGGCGAGGTCACGCCGGAATTCTTCGGTCGCATCGATGACGCCAAGTACCAGACGGGCGCGGCCACGATGCGTAATTTCATCGCGTTACCACACGGGCCGGCCGCGAACCGGCCAGGTTTCGGTTTCGTGCGCGAGGTGAAGAACTCAACCAACAAGACACGCATCATCCCGTTTGTCTACTCGACCGCGCAGACCATGGTGATCGAGCTGGGCGCGGGATATTTTCGTTTCCACACTCAAGGCGCCACGCTACTTAACAGCGGCGTGCCCTACGAGATTGCGAATCCCTACGCCGCAGCGGATCTGTTCGATATCCATTATGTGCAGTCGGCTGATGTGCTGACGTTAGTGCATCCGAACTACCCGCCACAGGAATTGCGCCGGCTTGGCGCGACCAACTGGACACTGACCGCGATCAACTTCGCGCCGACCATGACGGCGCCGACAGGAATCGCTTCTGTTGCAACTCAAGCTGCAGCCCCATCCAACCTGCGCGACTACGTCTACGTGGTGACGGCCGTTGGTGACAACGGTAGGAGCGAATCGCTGGCTTCTGCCCAGGCCGTGACGGCGCCGCAAAACAACCTGCTCCAGACCGGCGCGTACAACACCGTCACCTGGAGCACGGTGGCAGGTGCCGTGCGCTACAACGTCTATCTTCAGCGAAATGGCTTGTTCGGCTATATCGGCCAGACTGACCAGTCGACGTTCAAGGACGACAACATCGCGCCGGACTTGACCAAGACACCGCCGCTGCAGTACTCGCCGTTCAGTGGCGTGGGCGCATATCCGGGTGCCGTGAGCTACTTTGAGCAGCGTCGATGTTTTGCCGGCACGTTGTTGCTCCCCCAAACCGTATGGATGACGAAGTCCGGCACCGAGTCGAACCTTGCATACTCACTACCGACCCGGGACGACGACTCGATCAGTTACCGCATTGCCGCGCGTGAGGCGAACACCATTCGTCACCTTGTGCCGCTGCAAAATCTAGTCCTGCTGACCAGCTCTGCGGAATGGCGTGTGACCAGCCTCAACACCGATGCCATCACGCCCACCTCGTTCAGCGTACGCCCGCAGTCCTACATCGGCGCGAACAATGTGCAGCCGTTGATCGTCAACAACAACCTGCTCTACGCGGCAGCACGCGGCGGTCACGTGCGAGAAATGGCTTACGCCTGGCAGTCCAATGGGTACGTCACAGGGGACTTGTCGCTGCGCGCGCCGCACCTGTTCGATGGTCAGAACATCGTCGACATGGCCTACGCGAAAAGTCCGCGGCCGATCTGCTGGTTTGTCTCCGACTCGGGCAAGCTGCTCGGGCTGACCTATGTGCCTGAACAGCAGGTCGGCGCGTGGCACTGGCACGATACCGACGGCTTGTTCGAGTCCTGCACCGTCGTGGCTGAAGGTAACGAAGACGTGTTGTATGTCGTCGTGAATCGCACCGTCCAGGGTATCACCAAACGCTACGTTGAGCGGATGGCCCCGCGCGCTTTTGCAACGCAGGCCGATGCATTCTTCGTCGATGCAGGACTGACCTACTCCGGTGCGCCTGTGACCACGTTGACCGGCCTGTCTCATCTCGAAGGCAAGACGGTCAGCATCCTTGCGGATGGCTCTGTGTTCCCGCAGGCCATGGTGACCGGCGGCCAGATCACACTGCCCAACGCTGCGAGCAAGATTCAGGTTGGATTGCCCATCACCGCTGATCTGCAGACCTTGCCACTCGCCATGCAGCTCGACGGTGCCTTCGGCCAGGGGCACGCCAAGAACGTGAACAAGGCTTGGATGCGGGTCTACAACTCCGGTGGGATCTCGATCGGCCCCGACTCCAACAATCTGAAGCCGGTCAAGCAGCGCACTAACGAACCGTACAACGCGCCGACCGCGCTCAAAACGGACGAAATCCCCGTCATGCTTACACCAACCTGGGCAGCCAGTGGCCAGGTATTCGTGCGCCAGTCCGACCCCCTGCCCCTGACTATCGTGTCGCTCACTCTCGAGGTTGCGATCGGCGGTTGAAGGTGCACGTATCGGCCGGGTGCCCCGGTACTTTGCGGCCAATACGCATGAAGGATCAAGCATGGGGTTCTCATCTCTTGCGCTGATGGGCGCCGGCGTCGCGGCCAACACGGTGGGAAGTTATTTTTCCGCGCAGCAACAGAAGACTGCGCTCGGCGCCCAGGCCGGCATCGACGACATCAATGCGCGCATGGCGGAGTCCGGCGCGCAATCGGCGCTGTACCAAGGCCAGCAGCAGGAAATCGCGTCGCGCATGCGCACGGCGCAGCTCAAGAGCTCGCAGCGCACCGCGCTAGCCGCCAATGGCGTCGACCTGGGTAGCGATTCCGCAGTCAACGTCCTGACATCCACCGATGTCATGGGCGGCATCGACGCCAACACCATTGCGGCCAACGCTGTGCGCGCGGCGTTTGGCTACCGCACGCAGGCAACGAACTTCCAGAACGATGCCTTAATGAAACGTGCTTCGGCGAGCGCGATCAGCCCGATCGGTTCCGCCGCCGGCACCCTGCTTTCGAGCGCGGGCCAGGTCGCCGGCAACTGGTACCTCATGAAGAAAAACGGCCTGTTTGACACGCCAGCGTCGAGCGGCTCCGGTTCCGATATGGGCTTCAATATCGGCAAGGATCTGGGGTAAGGAAAAATGCCGAAAGTCCCCACCTACGACAATTTCCAGGTCACGCCGACCACCATGCCGGACGCGCGCGCCAGCGCGCCCGACATGCCGGACGTCGCCGGACGCCAGCTCCAGCAGATCGGCCAGGGCGCGATGCAGGCTGGCGATACCACCAGCCGGATGGCCGTCGACGCCCAGGACATGGTCAACCAGGTCCGCGTCAACGATGCGCAGAACCAGTTGCGCGAAGCCATTCTGCAAAAGACCTACGACCCCAACAGCGGCTACCTGGCGCTCAAGGGCAAGGCTGCACTTGACCCGGACGCCGACGGGCGCTCGATGCCGGATCGGTACACGTCCGATATCAAGGACGCCGCAGGAGACATCAGCAGCCAGCTCGGTAATGAGGCCCAGCGGCGGACATTCGCGCTGCAGTCGCAGGGCATGCTTTCGTCGTTCCAGGGCGACCTGGATCGGCACATGCTCACCGAGTTCCTGAGCTACAGCAACTCGGTGCAGGACGGCACGATCAACCTGGCCGGCGAGCAAGCGAAAAAGGCCTGGAACGACCCGACCAAGATCGACCCTGCCCTTGATTCGATGCGCGCCGCCGTCTACGAGAAGGGGCGCCTCAACGGCTGGTCGGCCTCGCAAACGCAGGCGGCCATGGACAAAGCCGTCAGCAACGTCCACCAGGGCGTTGTCATGGCTGCGCTGGAGAACAACAATCCCCAGTACGCCATGGGCTACCTGGACCGCAACAAGGGCGACATGACGGCCGAGGACATCCTCCGGGTGCAGGGCCAGGTCAACCAGAGCACCTGGGCCAACCTGGCGATGAACGCGGTCAAGGGCGCCACAGTGCAGATGTCCGGCAAAATCGACCCGAGTGACTTTGACCGAATGGTCGGCATCACGCTCGGCTCCGAATCGAAGGGGCAGGACTACGATGCACAGGGCAACGTCCTGACCAGCCCCAAGGGTGCCAAGGGCAAGATGCAGGTGGTGGATGGGACCAACCTGGATCCCGGCTTCGGCGTCAAACCCGCGCAGGACGACAGCCTTGCCGAGCGCGCCCGCGTCGGTCGCGACTATCTGCAGGCGATGATCCAACGGTACGGCGGTGACGCCTCGAAGGCCTGGGCAGCGTACAACGCCGGCCCCGGCGCCCTGGACGACGCGCTGAAGCAAGCGGGCCCCGGGGGTGACTGGTTGGCATTGATGCCCAAGGAGACACAGACCTACGTCAATGGGAACGTGGCCAAGCTGAACGCTGGCACCGGCGGCGCGCCCCGCCCCACCGAGCAGGAGTTTGTCGACGCCGCCCTGGCACAGTTACCTCAGGGGGCAAGCCCCTTCGCGGTGAAACTCACCCGCGAGCAGGCCACCCAGCAATTCAACATCATCAACAAATCGCTCAACGAGCAGGGCGACAACGCCGTGCGCGCAGCGCAGCAATGGCTGGCGCAGAATAACGGCGGCTTCGCGCAGCTGCCGGCGAGCCTGCGTGCCGCCGTGACGCAGTACGCGCCGGACAAACTCGACGATCTCATCAAGTACGCACGCGCCTTTGATCGGGGCGAGAATCAGTCGAACATGGTGCTGTACAACCGGCTCGCCTCGCACCCGGAAGAGCTGACGAGCATGACCGACAGCCAGTTCGAGATGCTCAAGGGGCAGCTCTCGCAAACCGATTTCAAGCACTTCGCCAACGTTCGGGCCGACTTCCTCAACGGCAAGACCGATCAGTCGGCCGGCGCCATCAACACCAAGGCCTTCAACACGGCGCTGAACAATCGCCTGGAAGCGCTGCAGATCCCGACATCACCGAAGAACACCGACGTGGCCGGCCGTGAGCGCGTGGGCGCTATCCAGAAATTCCTACGCGACGGGCTGTTTGATGCCCAGCAACAGGCCGGCAAGAAGTTCACGCCTGCCGAGATCGGGCAGTACATCGACCAGCAGTTCAGCAAGTCGGTACAGTTCCGCACCTCCTATCTGGGCGGCGCGTTTACGTCGCGAGGTTCACCCCAGACCATGCTGGCGATGCGGACGGACGACATTCCGCCAGATTCGCGCGACGCGCTCAAGCAGGCCTTCGCGAAACGCGGCGTGGCCAACCCCACCAACACCGACATTCTCAACGCCTACTGGCGCTGGAAGAGCAGCCAGCAATGACACAACCTCTCGTCGGCATCGATGATGCGGTCGGTGCTTACCTGCACCAGGGCGCGAACGACACGGCTGTAGCCGTCAAAAATAACGTGCTCAACGCCGTGGGCACCAGCGCCGACCAGGCGGCGCAAGACCGTCGCGTGGCGACTGCGACCGGCATTCCGCTGCCAACCGTGCAGGCAGATCCTGCTGCGGCACACTGGCAGGCAGCCGCGCAGTCGTTCGACGCACAGCAGCTTGCGCAACGCTTCCCGAACACCGCGCAATTCCTGATGGACTCCGGCAACGCGGCCATCACGCATGACGACATCCCAGCGACCGCTGCCGTTGAACAGGGTGTGAAAGCGCTCGGCAATCCACAGCCCGCGCAGCAGCAGCAGCAGCAAAACAATGAACCGCAGCAGTTCCTGGTGCCGGGGCCCGCTCCGAGCTATCGCGAACGGCTGGTTTCGTGGATGCGCGACCTAGTCGGCCTGCCGCCCGCTGGCCGCGACGAGGGCGCAGCAGCGCGCGCATTCCTCGATGTCACGGCCAAGCGGATGGGCACCGATCGCCAGGGGCTGCGCGACATCATGGGCGGCATGTCACCAGTGCCGCAGCAGTTCGGTCAGGGCTTCTTCGATTCATTCCTGGCTGGCCTGGCACCCGACAATGCCGGCGCGCCAGACACGACAGCCGGTGGCGTCGCACGCGGCGCTGGCGACCTGGCGGGCTTCGTCCTGGGTCTGCCGCTCAAGGCAGCGGGAGCGGCCGTCGAAGGCCTCGCCGGCGCGCGTCTGGCGCCTACGGCAGGTGAAGCCATGGTCAAGGCCATGGGGAAAGATGTCACCAGGCAAGCGGCCACGCTGGGCCTGGCCAGCGCGATCACCGCAACGGGCCGCGCACTGGACGCCAGCACGCCGGACGGGGCGGTGGCCACGTACCTGCACGCCGGCGCATCGGGCGCGGCGATGGGTGCGACGTTCGGCGCCGCAGGGCGCCTATTCCCCGACAGCACGCTGATGCAGGCGGCAGCGCGCGCAGTGGGCACCAACGTCACGCTCGATGTCATTCAGGGCAATCGCCCGTGGGATGACCGCCCCCTGGCGCAGAAGGTTTTCGACTACGGCCTGAATACGATTTTTTCGCTCAATGGCGCCGGCCGCACAGGTGGCAGTTGGTTGCATGACGCAGCCCGCGCCGACGCCGCAGCACAGGACGGCACTGCCCTGTCCGGCATCGCCCAGGCCGCCACGGCGAGCAAGCTGCGCGAACGAGATCCGGAGGCGTTCAAGCAGTTCGTGGCGAGCGCTGCGCAGGACGGCCCCGTGCCCGCTGTGTATGTCGACGGCACGCAGCTGGCCGATGCGCTGCACCAGGGCGGCGTCGGCATGGACCGCCTGACGGAGCTCATGCCGGACGTGGCCAAGCAGTTGCCCGAAGCGCTATCGACCGGCGGCCAGGTGCGCATCCCCGTGGAGGACTTCGCCACCCACATCGCCGGCAGCCCGCTTCAGGACACGCTGATGCCGCACCTGCGCACCGATCCCGAGGGGATGACGCAGGCCGAGTCGGAGGCCTTCTTCCAGCGCCACACGGAGGCACTGCAGGAGGAAGCCCAACGCGCGGCGGATGCGCAGGCCACCGGCGAGCCGGTCCAGGCCAGTCGCCAGCAGGTGTACGACCGCGTGCTCGAGCAGCTCACGCAGGCCAACCGCTTTCGCCCGGACGTCAACCAAGCGTACGCTGCGCTGCAGCGCGACTTCTACAGCACGATGGCCGAGCGCCTGGGCGTGCTGCCGCATGAGCTCTATGAGCGCTACCCGCTCCAGGTCAACACCGATCGGCTCGCCGGCGGCGCGCAGCTCGAGCAGGCTGCCAAGGAGGGCCCCTTCGGGCCGATCTTCGACCAGTTCGCTGGCGATCCTGCCGGCGCCATCGCGCACCTGAAGGAGCAGAAGGCCGGCGAAGCGATCGGTGCGCTGACGCATCCGGAGATCGGCGCCATCGATCTACCGTGGGGCGTCGAGGGTTCCAATGCGCATGACGGCTACGGCCTGGCGAAACTCGTGCGCTGGCATCCCGAGGTCGTGGATAGGCTGCAGGACATCCTGACCTCGATGCATGTCACCAAGCGGACGGAGAATCGTGCGCAGCTGGAGTCCGACGACCACAAGGGGGCCGTGCGACTGCAATGGGATGGGGAAGCGAAGAAGTGGCTGCTGACAGCCTTTGAGAAAGAGAAGGGAAGCGGCACCGGCACGAGGACAGACACTGTCGACACTGCTGGGCGGGATGACTCGCCAGCCCACGCTTCCGATGCCATTGTAGACGAGACGCTCAACAAGTTCTACCAAGGCCAACGCGGCGCATTCACTCCGGCCACCAACACGATCACCCTGCTCAAAGGTGCTGATCTGAGCACCTTCCTGCATGAATCCGGGCATTTCTTCCTGGAGTCGCTGGCGGATATGGCCGCGAAGCCGGACGCCCCCGAGCAGATCAAGGCCGATATGCAGGCCGTACTGAAGTGGATGGGTGCCAAGGACCTGGCCGACTGGCAAGCGCGCGACATCGAGGGCAAGCGCAGTGGCCACGAACAATTCGCCCGCGGCTTCGAAGCCTACCTGATGGAGGGCAAGGCCCCGTCGCTCGAAACGGCCTCGCTCTTCCAGCGCTTCCGCAGTTGGCTGCTGAACGTCTACCAGTCGCTCAAGGCCCTGAACGTCGACCTATCGCCCGAGGTGCGCGGCGTGTTCGACCGCATGCTGGCCAGCGACGATGCGATCCGCCAAGCCGAGCAGGCACGCGGCATGACCGCCCTATTCCGCACCGAGGCCGACGCGCAACAGCATGGCGTCGACTTCAAGGCGTACCAAAATCTCGGCACCGAAGCGACCGAGAAGGCTGTCGCGGATCTGACTTCCAAATCGGTGCGCGACATGGCGTGGCTAGAGAGCACGCGCAACAAGGCGATCCGCTCGCTGGAGAAGGATGCTGCCGAAAAGCGCAAGGCAATCCGCCGCGAGGTGGAATCTGAAGTGGATGCCGAGCCCGTCTATGCCGCACAGCGTTTCATCCGCCGCGGTGAAATCGCGGAAGGCCAGCGAACGAGGGATCAGCGCCGTTCCTTGGTGGAGTCCGGCATGGGCAGCACAAAGCTGTCGTTGCCCGATCTCAAGGCGATGTATGGCGACGATCCCGCTGCGCCATGGCGCTATCTCCGCGTTGGCGGCGAGTATGGTGACGTGGCCGCCAAGGGCGGTCTTCATCCCGACCTGGTCGCGGATATGTTCGGGTTCCGTAGTGGTGACGAGCTCGTACGCGCGCTGCTCGACGCCGAGCCGCGGCGCAGCGTGGTCGAAGGCATGACCGATCAGCGCATGCTGGAGCGCCACGGCGAGATCTATGATCCGGCAGCGATGGCGCGCACGGCCGACGCCCTCGTCCACAATGAGGTGCGCACGCGGTTCATCGCCACCGAATTGAAGGCCCTGAACAAGGCGGTCGGTCCGGCGCGCGAGCTGGCCAAGGCGGCCAAGGAAGTCGCTCAGGCTGCGATCGATGCGCGACGTGTGCGCGATATCACGCCCTCGATGTTCACCGCCGACGAGGCCCGCGCTGCCAAGGAGGCGGAGCGCCGGCTCGCCGCCGGCGACACCTCCGGCGCAGCCGTGGCCAAACGCAACCAGTTGCTCAACAACCAACTGGCCAAGGCGGCCATGGATGCGCAAAGCACGGTCGAGAAGGCACTGCGTTACCTGGCCAAGTTCGACAAGCCCAGCGTGCGCGAGAATATCGACCTGGAGTATCGCGACCAGATCGATGCCCTGCTCGACCGTTACGACCTGCGCAAATCGGTCAGCAACGCAGCCCTGGACAAGCGCGAGGCGCTGCTGTCATTTGTGGAGCGCCTAGCCGCGCAAGGCTTAGAGCCGCAGGTGCCTGATCGATTGCTCGACGAGGCGCGTCGTCTGCACTACAAGGACGTCACCCTCGAGGAGTTCAAGGGCCTGGTCGACGCGGTCAAGTCGCTCGAGCACCTCGGCCGCCTGAAGGATCGGCTGCTTGACCTGCAAGAGACGCGCAAGCTCAACGAGCTGGCTGACGAAGCCAGGGCCTCGGCCGCCAAGCTGCCGCAGCGCCCTGCCGAGACGAACCGCGGCCTGTCCCGTATTCAATCCGCCTGGCTGAACGTCAAGGTGGCCGGCCGCAGTCTGGAAGCCTCCCTGCTCAAGATGGAGCAGATGATGGACTGGCTGGACGCACGCAACCCCAACGGCGTCTTCAACCGAGTGGTGTTCCGGCGCATCGCCGATGCCGGCACCAAAGAGAACGACCTGTTGGCCAGGGTGAAGGGCGACATCGACAAGCTGGTCCACGAGAACCTGGCCGACGTGACCAAGGACGGCGGCAAAGTGTACGTCGCGGATGGCCTCATCGATGGCCTGACCGGCCAGGCGCAGCGCTTCACCAAGAAGCAGATGCTGATGCTCGCCGGCAACATGGGCAACGATTCCAACGCGGCTAAGCTGCTCGCCGGCGAGAAGTGGCAGGAGTCCGCCGTCTGGGACTTCCTGAACAAGAACATGGGCAAGGCCGACTGGGACTTCGTCGCCGGCATCGGCCGTGCGCTTGAGTCCCTGTGGCCGGAGAAGCTGGCCATGTCGCGCCGCCTAGGGAACACCAACCCCGAGAAGATCCAGCCGCGCGCGTTCGACACGCCGCACGGCCGCTATGACGGTTGGTACTGGCCGATGATCTACGATCCAGCTCGGGCGCAGGACGTGGCCGAGCGCGGCGCTAAGGCCGGCGACGCCCTGTTCGAGAACATCTACAGTCGGGCCAATACCGATACCGGGCGGATGAACACCCGGAATGCGAACTACGCCCGCCCGCTTCTGCTCGACCTGGACGCCATCCCGCGTGTGATCAAGGATGAGATCCACGACATTGCATTCCGCGAGGCTGTGATCGACGCCGACAAGTTCCTGTCGCAGAAAACTGTGCGCCAGGCGGTCATCGATGCATTGAGCCAGCAGCACTACGACCAGCTGCGACCATGGCTGCAATCGATCGCCAACGATGGCAAGTCGTCCACCGAGAACATGAACGCGCTGAAGTGGTTTAGCGACCTGGCGCACGGTGCGCGCACGCGCGCCACCATGGTCGGCCTGGGCTACCGGATCTCGACCATGCTGGTGCACGGCAGCTCGGCCGCCATGGAATCGGCTGCGGAGCTAGGCCCGAAGTGGCTGGCGTCCGGCATCAAGGATTTCGCCAATCCACTGCAGTGGTCGGCCAACCGAGACTTCATCTTCGAGCGCTCCGGCGAGATGCGCAACCGGATGAACGAGGTCGATCGGGACGTGCGTGAGCACCTGCGCGAGATCAACGTCCGGCTGATGGATCCAGCCAGTGGCGCAGTCAGCCGCGGCGCGGACATCATGAAGGCCCATGCCTACCAGGGCATCGCCATGCTCGATATGGCATCCGCACTGCCCACCTGGATGGGTGCGTACAAGAAGGCCATGAGCCCCGTCGACAAGGGCGGACTGGGCCTGGGCGAGCAGGATGCGGTGTACTTCGCTGACAAGACGGTGCGCAACGCACACGGCGGCACTGGCGTGAAGGACCTGGCTGCCGTGCAGCGCGGCCCCGAGTTTTTCAAGCTGTTCACGATGTTCTATACGTTCTGGAACCACAACGTGAACCGCCTGATGGATACCGCCAAGCTGGTGACCAGCAGCGAGCACCGCGCCGCGATGAAAGAGGCGAACCACTGGACCGATACCGACGTGGCCGGGACCGTCGTCATGCGCACGCTGATCTATACGCTGGGCGTCCAGGTCATGCACGGCCTGTTCCACCCGCCGAAGGACGACGCCGGCGAGGAGAGTTGGTTGAAGTGGGCTGGCAAGGAATTTTTGTCGTCAGCCTTCGCCGGCATCCCGATCCTGCGCGACCTGTCGGCTCACTATCTGACCGGCAAGGACTACAGCGTCACGCCCGCGGCCTCGATGGTCGATGCCATTGGCAAATCAGGCGAAGACGCTGCGCATGCGCTGCTGGGCCAGCAGGTCAGCGATAAGTGGCTCAAGCACAGCGTCACCACGGCGGGCTACGTGTTCGGCTTGCCGACCGGCCAAGCCTCCAGCGCCGTGCAGTTTCTGTGGGATGTCGGCGGTGGCCACCAGTCTCCCCAGGACGCTGCGGACTGGTGGCGCGGAATCATGCACGGCACGACCCAGAAACACTAGGCGGGTGCACGTACCGGAGCCCCTGTCGCACACCATCGCGGCAGTGCAATAGGGGCGTCCAGCATGACCATCAATTCCGCCACTCGCAAGGCAGGCCCGTTCCTGGGGGACGGCGTTGCGACCAGTTTCCCCTTCACTTTCAAGATTTTCACCAAGAACGATGTCCAGGTGGCGCTGACCAATTCGTCAGGCGCCGAGACTCCGCTCATCCTGGACTCGGACTACAGCGTCACCGTGAACGCCGATCAGACGGTTAGCCCCGGTGGGACCGTGACCTACCCGGCCGCGCTTGCGATTGGGTACAAGCTCACGATTACGGGTGGTCTTCAGAACCTCCAGCCGACGAGCCTGCCGAACAACGGCCCGTGGTATCCGAAGACCGTCGAGGATGCGTTTGATCGCGCCGTCATTCTGATCCAGCAGTTGAAAGAGCAGGTCGACCGATCGGTCAAGGTCAACGTAAGCGACACATCGCTGACGCCACTACCCTCTGCGGGTGCGCGCGCAAATGCCCTGGTCGGGTTCGATGCTTCCGGGAACGTTTCCCTGTATGCGCTTCCTGCTTCGGTTGGCGCCGGGGACATGCGCGTTGACGTCTTCACTGCAGGGGTGGACTTCACTGCTGGCGTCACCACGGTGCTGAACTTGTCTCGCGCGCCGGGCAACCAGGCTAACGCGGAAGTGTTCTTTGACGCCATGTTTCAGGGCCCCGATCAGTGGGGCGTGAACGGCACCGTCTTGACCTTCGCGGCGCCAATTCCGACAGGTACCAACAAGGTGTTCGTGCGTACTGGCACCACGTTGTCCACGCAGATCCCGCCCGTTGGTTCGGTAGGCGATAACCAGCTCTTCTGGGGCAACATACTCGGTCGAGTGGTGGACTCCGTTGCGGCGCTTCAGCAGCTTAATCCTGCTGTCTATTTCCGCGCATTCATGACCGGGAGCGCGAAAGCCGGGGACGGCGGCGGCGGCGAATACTGGCAAGACACAACGGACATTACGTCTGCGCATGATGGCTGGTCGGTGATCGTTTCGCCCGGCGGTGCGCGCTGGAAACTGATTATCCGCACTGCGTTCGTATCAGCCAAGACGATCGGCGCGAAGATCGATGGCGTGACCGACGACAGCACGATCCTGAATGGCGCAAAGGCACGATTGGATGCTCTCGGGAAAAGGCTATACCTGCCTGCGGGGACATGCTTTTTGTCCTCACCCCTCACGCCTCCGCTTGCCGGAGTGTTCGGAGATAGCCCACAGTCGTCCATCATCCTGTGCAATGGCGTGTCCGCTTTCAACTTCTCGAACACGTTCGGCCTCTCTCGACCGGCCTGTGTGATCGAGAAAGTAGGGATCAAGTCGTACAACAACACCTGCGACGGTCTGTTCGCTTTCAATGCGCCTGGCGTTGCCTCAGGTGCGGCCGTCGTCTACAACAGCGGACTAACAGTTCGCGACGTCGAGATTGGAACTGGCGGTAGGTTTGGTGGTGGCTTTGCGCTTAAAGACTTCTTTCGTGTGAATGTAGAAGATGTCGGCATGACAGATGTCAGTACGCCGGTAGTGCTCACTGGCTCTATCGTGCAGGCTACTTTCCGCAACGTGACGTGCAATGGTGACAACGCACCGACGGTGCTGGCTCGTACGGGATTCCTCACAAACAGTGCGAACTACGCGAGCGGCACGCTCACGCCCGAGCATGTCACGACCTACGATTGCAGCTTCATCAACTACGTGACCGGCATTTCGCACAACGCCGGCTTGATGACCGAGTTCTTCAATACGGACCTGCAGACCTCCCAATTCGGTTTCAACGTACAGCAGCCGTGCACGATTCGTGGCGGCATCGTTGGTCCGGCACCAGCGTCCTGGGGGACGCTGAACTGGGTTGGCATCTACAAGAACGTCGCTGATTTTGAAACTGCCAATGGTGTGCTCATCGACGATGTTGAAATCAACATGTTCAACACGCCAGGAACGCCAGCGTCCTCTTACGGCATGCTCATTGGCAACGGTGCCAGCAAGTGCGTCGGCACGACGATCCGCAGCCCGCGTATCCGCGGCAACGCCAACTCCCTTGTGAGCGCCATCGCGGCAAACCTTGTTGGCGGCGATATCGTCCTTGAGGACGCCGTCATCAGCGGCAACGTGGCGACCGGGACGACTGTAGCCATCGCTAATGCGTCCTACGCAAAGGTGAGAGGAAACCGCTGCGCCGCGGGCGGCACTGTCAACGGTTCGCTGTCCATCACGGATAACGGTGCAGGTTCCATTGGGGATGTATCAGGCAACCAATTCGCGGCGATCACCAACACGCTCAACGCCTATTCGGGATCGTGGACCCCGGGAACGATTGCCAATGGCACACCTGCCACAGTGACTGTGCCCGTGCCTGGGGCGGTAGTGGGAGATAAGGTGGCCGTCGGTCTTTCCAGCCTCACCGGCACCGCCAACTGCGTCATCTCCGGTTACGTGTCCTCCACGGGCAACGTGACGGTGATTCTCTACAACGTGTCCGGCGCCCCGCAGACGATCCCAGCCGGGACGTTGGCTGCATCCGTTATCAAATCGTGAGGTGTCGCTTGAAAAAACTTCTGATCCTGGCGCTGTTTGCGCTCTCCACGATCTGCAGTGCGCAGACCAAAGCCCCTATCCAACTGCTGAACCCAGCGGGTTCGACATCTGGGCAGGCCATCATATCAACCGGCCCGAGTACGGCGCCCGCATGGGGCAATATCAGCACCGGGTCGTTGTCGCCTATCGCGGCCAATTCCGTACTGGGAAATGCTACCGGCTCAAACGCCGCGCCTGCAGCAGTCGCCGTGCCGAGCTGCAGCACCAGCGCGAGCGCGCTGAACTGGACGAGCGCGAGCGGTTTTAGCTGCAACACTGCAGTTAACGCGGGAACGCTTGGCAACGCGACGTTCGCCGCCCCCGGTGCGATTGGGAGCACGACCCCTGGCAGTGGCGCATTCACAACGCTCAGCGCTACCAGCACGGTCAGCGGGGCGGGCTTCACCAGTCTGTTGAGCCCCTACGCTCCGCTCGCCTCCCCGACCTTCACCGGCGCGCCTGGCGCGCCGACTGCAGCAACCGGCACCAGCACAACGCAACTCGCCACTACTGCGTTTGTCGCCAATACCCTAGCTTCGCCTCCGGCGATCGGCAACACCACGGCGAACACCGGCAGGTTCACGACGCTCACCACGACCGGCGCGGCGACACCAGCGAGCCTGTCGACGAGCAGCGCCACCATCACAGGCGGCAGTGTTGACGGTACGCCTGTTGGCGCAACGACAGCGAGCACTGGACGATTCACCACCGTCACGGCCAGTGGAAACATCACGACGACGGGGAGCGGAACGCTCCCGGTCTACAACACCGCAGGAACCGGCTCTGGTGGTCCGCACATGGTGACGGGAAACGTCGCGCTCTCTTCTGGTAGCGCGACTGTCACGTTCAGCGGATCGGCAGCGTTCGGCTCCCTGGCCAGCTACGTGTGTACGGCGACCGATAACACTGCTGCGAACGCTGTGAAGGTCAGCAACGGCTCTGGCACGAGTATGACGATCACCGGCACGGGCACCGACTCGGTTCTGTTCATGTGCGTCGGCAATTGAGAGGCCCCATGGAACTCAAAGAAAGCGGTGTGCGCTGGATCGACACAAAGGTCAACGTGCAATCCGTTCTGAGCGCACTGATTGGTGCTGCCGTAATGGCAACCGCTGGGTGGTTTGCTTTAGTTGGCAGGGTGCAGGCGCTCGAGCAGACCGACCGTGAGCACGAGCGTCACTTTGTCGCCATCGAGGCGAACATTCGCCAGCAGCGAGACGACACCACACAAAAGCTTAACGACATTGGCGGCGACGTGAAGGACATCCGCCGCTATCTGATGGACAACGCGGCCGGCGCGCGGCCTGATTTCAAGCGGTGGACGAAATGAAACTGACTCTCGCCGATAACTGGCGTCAGCTCTATAAACGCGGGACAGTCATCACAGCCGCCCTCTTCGCAGCCCTCACGGCGTTTGGGCCGGCAATGATCGATGCCTGGAACGGTATGCCTCCCGATATGAAGGCGCTGCTTCCGCAGGGTATGACCCGTTGGGTGTCACTCGGTTCGTATCTCCTGCTCATCGTGGTGCGCTACACCGCGCTGCGCAGCACGCCGAAAGATGATGCCAAGGGGCAGCCATGACACTCTCAGACGTTATCAAGACCGCCATCGCGCCGGCGCTCGCCATCCTCCCGTCTGCGATGGATACGAAGGAAGCACGCGTGATGCTGCTGTCGATTGGGTTGCAGGAATCCCGTTTCATGTCCAGGCGCCAGATTGGCGGCCCGGCGCGGGGTTCTTGGCAGTTCGAGGAAGGCACCAAGCAGACGTGCGGCGGTGTGTGGGGTGTCTATCTGCATGATGCTTCCCGCTATTGGCTGGATCGTCTCTGCGCATCCCGTGGCGTTCTGTTCCAGCCTGACGCTATCTACCGAGCGCTGGAAGGCGATGACGTGTTGGCGGCCGGCTTGGCGCGTCTCATGCTCTTCACCGATCCGAAGCGGCTGCCAGCTGTGACGGATGCTGACGGGGCGTGGTCGCTGTACCTGCGCACCTGGCGCCCGGGAAAGCCACGCCGCGATAGCTGGAACGCTCTCCACGAACAAGCTCGTACCGAGGTGACGACATGACGGCGATGATCGCCCTGGCCATCAAGATCGGTCCTTGGCTGCTGGCTGTATTGGGTGTGCTGTTCGGAGTGTTCCGCCACCAGCAGGCCAGCACGGCAACCGCCAAGGCGGATCAGAAGGCCGCCGAAGCGGACGCACGCGTCGCCCAGAACGATGCGGCCCTGGCCAAAACCAACGAAACTGCGGCGCAGGCCGGCGCCGACAACGCGAAGGTGCGACAAAATGAAGACGCTGCTGCTGGTGCTGTGCCTGATGTTAACCGCGTGCTGCACGACGAATGGGGCAAAAACTGACCCTCAGGTAATCTACCAGACGAAGCTGGTAGACACCGCATGCGAATGGACGAAGCCGATCTACGTGGACAAGGCCGACGTAATGTCCGAAGAAACCGCCAGGGCGATCCTCGCTCACAACCGCGCTGGCGCGAAGGTGTGTGGGTGGAAACCACTCAAATGAAATAACCCATATAGGTGGTACTCTTCTTCACGCGCAGGCATATAATTTGCGCCCCAACCCCTCACATTGTGAATAATGGGGCACAAACATAAATCTCTCCAGTCAATTCAAGCACTGCGTGGCGTAGCGGCACTTTATGTTGTCTTGTTCCACGCAAGGGTGGTTCTTCCGTTATGGTCGAAGGAAGCGACAGATACCCTGCACGAGGTCTTCAGCCGTGGTTTTGCTGGCGTGGATCTGTTCTTCGTCATCAGCGGATTCATCATGGCGTGGGTGTGCGTTCTTTCCAGGAACCGCCCCGATTCCGTTCTGAGTTACGCCATCAAACGCTTCTTCCGAGTTGCTCCGCCATATTGGCTGGCGACATTTCTTGCGGTCTTCCTGATCGGACGAAACAGCACGTCGGACGAATTTCTCGGGGCGATCCTTTTCTTGCCGTCCGACGCATCTGTTGCGCCGTTCTACGGTTATCCCTTGCACAGCGTTGGCTGGACGCTAAATTACGAAATTCTGTTCTACGGGATTTTTGCGATTGCACTACTCGCAGGGCGATGGTCTCTTCTCGCGGCGGCGGCGTCTCTGTTGGCACTAGCGATCACAGTTCCAGTTGTGTATGCGTTACCGGTGACGCTCGATGCAACGAGAGTTATCCCCGGTATCGATCCCTATCTGGCGATGGCGTCAAACCCGCTTGTGCTTGAGTTCGTCTTTGGAATTGCCGCCGCCTACACCTACGACTTACTGCGGGGAAAGATCCCCGCCGTGGGGATTCTGGCTTTTTGCGCGGCAGCTATAGCTCTGCTTGTCTTTGGCCTGCAGCATGCAACTAACCATAGTCCGCTGTGGCTCGGCTTGCCTTCGATGCTACTAGTCCTGGGCGCCGTTCTCGCGGAGGACGCTGGACTGCTCCACGTCCCTGATTGGATGGTCAAGATAGGCGAGATGTCATTTGCGATCTACCTGACCCACTGGATCGTGGTGCAGAACGTGAGCGCAAAGCTGGCCCCTGGCGTGGGTACGGCCGGTCTGTACGGTCAGATGTTCTTCGTCATCGGTGCAACGCTGCTGGTTTCGCTGTACTGGTATCGATGGATAGAAATGCCGTTTGTGCGCTTCGGACACCTTCTGTCGCAGGGCATTTCGGCCACGGTAGCGAGAATCTCGAGGCTAGGTCAGCTCATCGCTGGGGGAATTTTGGGGGACACCCCATCTTTGTACGGTACAGAACAGAGCGAAAGCGGCAGCGAGCGCCCGGTAAAACCCCTTTAG